CTAATTTAAGAGGTCTATTTCATTTAGTTTTTCGATTATATTCTTGCTCATTTCTTCGGTTACATGAGAATATATAGAAAGAGTTGTTTGAGGGTTATTATGGCCCACTCTTTCCATGATGGACTTCAACGGTATTCCAAGTTCGGTTAGTAAAGCAATATGAGTATGCCTGAAAATATGTGTACTTAAATTTTTTGCTGAATTTATTTTTTTTAGTCTGCTATTCACAACAGATATGCTATATGGTTTATTATTTTTATAAATAAATATATAATTATCTTTGCTTATTTTATCCTTTGGATATTTTAAAGGATATTCATCAATTATTTGAAGACATCTTTTGGGTAGCGTGATTTTTCTATCTGAATAAATATTTTTAGTTGTTGTTTTAGAGTTAGAAACACTATCCCATGTCCCGTTTATATGTAAAACATTATTCTCAATATTCTTGCTTTGAATCGCTACACATTCTCCAAATCTTAGACCTGTAAGTGACATAAATTCAATTAGCAGTGAGGTTGATTTATCTATAACCGCCATATCATTTATGACTTGCTTTAATTCGCTACGTTCAAGATATTTTTCTTTTTTCTTTTCTCTTTGTTCTAAGGTTAAGACTTTCTTTTTGATTTTAACATTAGAAATAGGATTAACTGACAGGTATTCTTTTGATATAGCGTAGTCTAAAACCATATTAAAGGATGCTTTAAGTGTCTTGATATAAGAATAAGAATAATTTTCTTTGTAATATAGTTTTTCCAATATCTCTAAAATAAAAACAGAGTTAACATCCGATAATAAAGTATCTTCACTAACTAAACTTCTAATTTTTTTCTTTGCTGTATCTCTTAGTGAGGCAGTTTTAGCTTTTACTGTCTCTTCATAAATTGAAAAATATTCGTCTTGGACTTCCCAGAAAGTGATTGAAGCTATTTTGTTTTGCTCATCTTCAACTTTTTGTTTTTCTTTTTCAAGCTTTGCAGCTATTTTATTATACAATAGCCTAGAAGCTTCATTTTGCGCCCTAGAACTATTTTTATCTAGTGTTACTGACACTTTCCTTATCTTACCTTTAGTATTTGTATAGCGCTCACAGTACTTATATTTGCCATTAGATAAATCTTCTACCCACATTTGCTTTTTATACCTCATTTCTGATAAAATGGTATAGTAAAAAGCTTATTAAAAGCTTTTACACTACTTTATAGTTTAAATCCGCCCTCGCCGTCCAAAGTATGGGTGGATTTTTTGTTTATGCAGGTAGGTTATTTACGGCATATTGTGCTTCCTCAGCAGTGAATTTTTCACCATAAGATGAAGTGAGCTGATCATAAATGGAATCTTTTGACATTGCCATTTGAGATTGATAAGACTTTGCCTTTTCTAAAGCATTTTTATTGTAATCTGCATTTAGGTTATCTACTGCGTATTGAGCAGCTTCAGCTGAAAATCCTTCTCCCATATCAGAGGTTAGTTGGTCGTATATTCCCGCTTTAGACATATGCATCATATTGGAATAAGATTGTGCTTTTTTTAGAGCATTTTTATATTCAATAGGAGTAGCGGCTTCTTTTGCCTTAGCATCAGCTTCGGCTTTAGCTTTAGCTTCTTCATCAGCTTTAGCCTTAGCTTCTGCGTCAGCTTTTGCTTTGGCATCGGCTTCTTTTTTCTTAATTACCTCAGGGTTCTGTTTGATAGTAATTTCTTTAGTGGTTTTACCACCATCATTTTTTGCTGTTACTTCAATTGTATCTTGGTCGTTGGCTTCATCAATCTCATATTTTAGAGTGAAATTGCCTTCTTTATCAGAAGTCACTTTGTCACCAATAATACCATATCCAATTTGGACTTTTGTATTTGGTGTTGTTTTACCAGTAATTGCAGCAGTTTTTGATCCGTCTGCAACAACTGACACAGGTATTTCAAGCGTAGGTTTATTACTTGATTCAGTAGTGCTTTTTTCGCTACTATTCTTTGAACCCGAATTACTACTCGGAGAACATGCAGCTAATGAAATAGCAGTAAGCATAGTTACTCCAATAAGTGCTATTTTTTTCATAATGTTTATGTTCCTAACCTAGCTTTTTATGAGAATCAAGATGTTGCTCGTTTTATATTTGCATTAAGCATCAAAAATTTTAGTCACTTATTTTATTTATGATTTTCTATAGCTTGCTTAATTTCGTTTTGGTATAAAGCGATATCAATGGTAGTATCTATCTCAAATGTACCAGCATCACGAATTTCTATTAGGTTTTTTGTCGCTTTTTGATAAAATCTAAAAACCCATTTTCTGTTATTGTCATCAATTAAAATTCCAAAATAACTCTTTGTATCACGATAGTATAAACGTGAAGGATCTATGAAATCTTTGGAAGCAACTTTAAATACGGTGAAAGCTTCAAGCTCTTCAGGAGTCGTAATGATTCCACTGTTGGTAGTATTTTCTGATAATTCTTCAGCTTCATCAATTGTCTTTGTTTCTACACTTGTATTCAAAGCTGCCGAAAGTTTTTCATTTACTCTTTCAGTAATAAATTGATTGAAGCCTTTTTTAATGATTGGAGAAAATTTTTCAAGAGTACTCTTTGTTTTTATTCCGTCGTATATTTGTGATACCAAATAAGCTACAAACCCTTCAGTTGGGTCGTTTAAGTTATCAGATAGGAAATTTTTCAAGTTATTAAGATATTTTAACTCGGCGGCAGAAGAAGTAATTTTATCTACATCAAAATTTTCTTTATGAAATTTTGCTAATTCCAAAAATTGATTGTCTTTAATATTTGTAAGGTCAATGGTCAAAAAAGGAGTGGAATCCATTTTGTTTTGTTCGTCAAGATCTGTATAAAAGCGATATTCTCTACCATTTGTTAAAAGGCCAAATTTAGAACTTGTAGTACCAAAGTATCGGAATAATTGTGAATCATGATTTGTTAAGTTTTCATTAATAGACTTACATTCAATTAAAATTTGTGGTGCGCCATCAATTACCATAGCATAATCGACTTTTTCACCTTTTTTAATACCAACATCTGCGGTAAACTCAGGAACAAATTCAAGAGGGTTAAATACATCATATCCCAACGTTTGAAAGAAAGGCATTATAAAGGCATTTTTTGTTTGCTCCTCATTGGTAATGTTTGGTGCAAGCGTCTCGATTCTTGTGCCAAGAGACTTAAGTGCATCTTTTAATTTGTTTATTTCCATGAGACTTCTCCTACCAGTTTAGTGATGGTGCACATTAATTACCTAGCTTTTATTGAGTTTCTAGGTATTGCTCATAAGTGCTATAAAATTAATTGTGATTGATTTTCAGCAGCGATTTGTTCCATCTCCTGAGATGCCATATCATAAAATTCTTTTACAGATAGTTTAAATCTAGTTAAAAATCGTTCTGGAGTATAGTAGCAAGCGTTATAGTCGATTTCTTCTAAATAATCGACAGCCTTACAATGTATCATGAATCTGTTTGCCTTAGCTTCATTAATGATATGCAATTGACTTGGACTTAGTTTAGAAAGTGTACGTCCTTTAATTTTATGCCCGCATTCGTGTAAGATTACGCATTCAGTTTCATCTTCACTTAGACCTAGTCTAACAAATATAATTCCGTTTTCCGATTGACACTCTTCGGCATAAGGGACATAAAAACCTTTGTCGTGCAATTCAGGAGCCCATATTAAGTCTATTCCTGTTTCACGCAAAATATCGTGATAGTCCATATAAACTCCTTATTTTTTGTTCTTACCCGCAAAATAACCGGCTAGGAGCCCCTTTATTATTTCTTTGTCATGGTCATCCATTGGTTGGCCTGAGTAACCTTCTGCATTGTCAATCGCTTCAAGAAGTTCAGGCGAAAACTGAGGCGCTTCAATTTCTTCATTTCCAAGTAAATAATCAACACTTACATTAAAAAATTTTGCAACGGCTTGGATTTTATCTACACTGGGTTTGTTTTTGTTCCAACGCCGAAGAGTAGCGTTAGCAAATCCAAGTTTTTCTTCTAATTGTCTAATTGAAATATTTTTTTGAGCTGCAAGCTCTTTTATTTTTTCGTATAAATCCACTTGTATCAACCTTTCAGAGGGTACAAGAAAAATAAATAGGTAAATATCCAACAAAATCGTTGACAATGTAGGAAAATATGCTATAATGATTCTTGTAGAGATTAGTTAGCCTTTCGGTTAGCAAATAGACCTATAAAAAGCACTTTAAACGCTCCGCCAAGAATGTTTTACAAAGCTTTTATTAGGTGTTTTAACTATGCATCAATTGTAGGATATTTAACAACGAATGTCAAGCGGTAGATTCAAATATGCTAACTTTTTCTTATACAAAATTATATACGGAGGTTTAAAAAATGCCAACAAGTGACAATGGACTAAAACTTGTTAATTCATTCATTGAAGAAACAGGAATTGAAAAAATGAGTTTAGCAGCCAAGTACGGAGTAGCTAAAAATGTGATGATTGATATCCTTTCAGGACATCTTCAATCACCTAAAGCCCATCAAGTCATCCTTAGAATTATTGATGACTTCAAATTACGATAAGAAAGGATTCAAAAATGAACGAATTAATTAAAAATTCGTCAAATGAAAATGACGAACAAGAAGCAACAGTTAAATCTTCACTTATCGAAGCAAATGAATTAATTAAAGCAGTCTTCTCGGACTATGGAATTCAAAATGAAGACGGAGAACAAATCACTCGAAAAGATTTTGCTGACTTAGTTGGTCAAAAGATTTGGTTAGCAGCTGATATTTTAGGAATTGAATTAGATTAGGAGAAAACAATGAATCAATTAATTACAATCACACAAAACGAAAACAATGATCAAGTAGTAAGCGGTCGTGAACTACATGAATTTTTGGGAGTTAAAGACCATTATACAGACTGGTTTAAAGACATGTGTAAATATGGATTTACCGAAAACATTGATTTCATAACATTAAATGAACTTTCGGAAAAAACCGAAGGTTCAAGATTGGTAAAACGAAACATTATTAATCATGCCCTCAAACTTGACATGGCAAAAGAAATTTCCATGGTTCAGCGTAATGAAAAAGGAAAACAAGCTCGTCAATATTTCATTGAAGTCGAAAAAGAACTCAAACAACAGCTTTTACCGCAAACTCCTGAACAACAAATTGCATTACTTGCTCAAGGTAACGTGAACTTGAATAAAAAAGTTGAACAAATCGAAAATTCAGTTCTTGATTTGACTGACCGATTCGGACTTCCTTCAAATAAAGCTAAAGTTTTGCAAAAGAAAGTAGCAAGCAAAGTTTATATGTTTACTGGCGGTAAATATTCAAATGCTCATAAGAAATTAGGAGCTAAGGTATTTAGAGAATTTTATAAAGATTTAAACAATCGCTTCGATGTTGTGAAATATAGCGATATTCCACTAAGCCGTTATGACGAAGCAACAGAATATCTTGATATGTGGCAACCATCTTTCAATACAACGCTTGAAATTCGCGGATTGAACTCACAAACTAGTTTTGATTTTGAAGCTTAGAAAGGAGTCCAGATGGAATATAAAGATGATGATTACTTGACTACTCAGCAAGTAGCGGAAAAGTTTTCCATCCATGACCAAACTGTTTATCGACGTAGAAAAGCAATGGAGCTATTTCCACAATTTAAGTCTGGTATTTTCATGAATGGGCGTAGATTTCGATACAAAGAAATCAGAGATTTCATGCAGTTTGTAAATACTCCTGAGTATAAGCAAGAACTCAAAAAACGTCAATCAGTTATCAAATAAGAAGAGGCACTCATGACCTACACATACATAGTCAACCCATCAAAATTAAATGCGGTGCTCCGCTAGAAAGGCAGAAAATGCACTATATACCTAAATATTCTAGGAAACGTAGAAATGAAAGAATAGAAAAAACGCAAACCCAAGTAGAGTGGATTTACGAATTTCTAAGTGCCGTTTTTAACGGACTGGTTGAAAATTAGAACATTTAATCATTTTAGCATGTCATTTATTTGTTTTGATTTCTTTTTGAAATCTTGAGGATTTTTTACATCTTTTAACATATTCCCAAATAATCCTTGTGCAATAGGTGCAGCAATGCTATTTATTACTTCTTTTTCTTTGCTTTCCTGTTCAGCTAAAGCTTTTGCTTGTAAAAGTTCTAACTGATGCTCATGAGCTTGTTTCATCTGTTCAAGTTCATGTTTGTGATTATTAGATTGTTCAGTGAGCTTTTGTTCAAGCTCTCTCAACTTAATCTTGCTATCACTTTTCATTTTTGAATACGTAACAAATCCTGAAATAACGGCTGGAATACATGCAATCAAAAATTGATAAAAGTAATTCATCACTCATACCTCCTTTCCATAAAACTAAGCAAATACCGCAAATATCTGCTCACAGTAATTATAGCACTCGGAGGATTAAAACGCATACATAGAAAGGGGAATAATGGAAACAACAATCATAAACGGTCGTAAAGTTCGAGTATTGCCAACAACTGTTGGACAAATCTATCATGATTTAATCAAACGAGAAAATCGTGGAGTAGTAGTCTTTGAAACTTGGCAACGTCCAGATGGAAGTCTTTATATGACTTCACGCAAAAGGAATAAGCAAGAGCTTGCTACTGATAAAGCTGCAATGCTTAACGAATGTATTTCAGACTGGAAAAAAGTTTGGAACTAAAAAAGCCCGCACGGGAATGCGGACTAAGACGTGATACATCTTTATATATTTTTATACCTAGATTATATCACGTTTCAACAAAAATCAGAAACGGAGAACATTATGGAATTACAATTAGTTCCTTTGGACAATGAAACAGGAGAAGTTCTTCAACTTAATCCTGAAATGCTTAAAAAGTTTGATAATAGCACCTTAACTAATCTTCTTTCAGCAACAAAAGGAATAGATAAATTAAAAAAAGAAGCTGAAAAAGAAGTCAAGAAACGCCTTGATGAAGGTCAACTATTTTCACGACTCTCTTATTCAAAACAACAATACACAAGAGTACTTGCAATGGATAACGCTGCTAAAATGGCTCTAATTAGAAAGTATGGGCTTGATAGCGTTGTTCCGCTGACTATTAATCAGTTAGAGAAAAAGTATGGAGAATCTGTTTATGAAGATATTCAGCCTTATATTGTTGAAAACCCAAAAGCTCAGTCTATTAAATGGGATGCGTGAGGTAAATTATGGCAGATTATGAAGAACAAATGCTTGCCTTACAAAAACCTTTGCAACCAGACCGGGTAGTTTGGAGAGTTCAACAATCAGGATTTTCTAAACAAGGGAAACCTTGGGCTATGGTTCTTGCTTATATGGATAATCGGGCAGTCCAAGAACGTTTTGATGAAGTTTTTGGAATTGCCGGATGGAAGAACGAATTCAAAACAGCTCCAGATGGTGGAACATTATGTGGTATATCCGTTAAGTTTGGAGACGAATGGGTAACCAAATGGGATGGCGCAGAAAATACTCAGGTTGAAGCAGTTAAAGGTGGGTTATCCGGCTCAATGAAAAGAGCTGCTGTCCAATGGGGAGTAGGTAGATATTTATATGACTTACCTACCAGTTTTGCTCAAACATCACTTGAAAAGACTGATGGTTGGAACAAAGTTTTTGATAAAAAAGCAGGAAAGAACTTTTGGTGGAATAATCCACAGCTTCCAAGTTGGGCTTTACCTCAGAATTCAAAGGTTCAAAATACAAAAGCTGACTTTACTGAAGAAGAGATGCCAACTCTACCTAAATTATATGTTGTTGGTAAAGATAAAAAAGAATTTGATGAGAAAAAGCTTCAATCTGTAGTTAATAAGATGGTAAGTATTGCTGGAAAAGACTATGGGGCAAGTATTGATGAACAACAATATTGGCTAAAAATGCCACTTGATGAAGCTTATAATGATATCGAAAAATTTGTAGATATAAAAAAAGGAAGAACAAAATGATTAACAATGTCACTCTAGTAGGACGAATCACTAAAGAACCTGAACTTAGATATACACAACAAAATAAAGCAGTTGCTTCATTTACTCTTGCAGTTAATCGTCAATTTAAGAATTCCAATGGAGAAAGAGAAGCTGACTTTATCAATTGTGTTATCTGGGGTAAATCAGCCGAAAACTTGGCCAATTGGACTCATAAAGGTCAATTAATTGGAGTTATTGGGAATATCCAAACTCGAAACTATGAGAACCAACAAGGGCAACGTGTTTATATTACGGAGGTTGTCGCAAGTAATTTCCAAGTACTTGAAAAAAGTAATCAAGCAAATGGTGAACGAGTTGGTAATCCAGCTGCAAAACCACAAAATAACGATTCTTTCGGAAGTGATCCAATGGAAATTTCAGATGATGACCTACCATTTTAATTAACAACCAGGTGCAGCGTGCGTAACAAATGCTTAAATTCGAGGGGATAGGCAATGCGCAACATCCCCCAGCCTTTAATTTTAAATCTAAACTGGTCGTATTCGACCACATTGAAATAAATATAGAAGAAAAGAGAAAAAATGAAAGAAGCAATCGAAAATTTTGTAATTGAAGTATTAAAAGATCCAAAAACAAAAGAAAACCCAGAAATGGTTGGAGCCATCTCTAGGTTAATTAGCGAAGTTACGAGTTATCCTGGGTTTTGACTTTTTCCAGTTCATCACATAGTTTTTTGAAAGTTTTTGCTGCAAGCTCTGGATTTAAATGTTTGAGATTAGGGTTTGCAAAATATCCACTTAACATTATTGCAGCAAGTTCTTCAGTACTTTTAGACATCATAATTTTCCTCCTTCTGGAAAATTATAGCACAAAAAAATAAACGAAATAAAAAAACAAAAGAAAGGAGTATAAGGATTGGCAAGACCAACAAAACAAGGAATTGACTATTATCCTAAAGATGTAAAAGCAAAATATGATACCAAATTTAAGTACGTAGAATCAAAGAACTCAGTGATTGCTAGACTTGTAATTTACGAATTATGGGATTTAATTTATGCAGAGAATGGTTACTTTTTAAAGTTTGATAATATCCAAAGAGTTTTATTCTTAGGAGATTTACCAATAAATGATGAGCAGCTCACAGATATTTTAGATAGCTGTTTTGAAATTGGATTATTTGAAAAGAGCCTTTTCGATAAATATCAAATACTTACATCTGAAAGCATCCAAAAAAGATATATGGAAGCCGTAGGTCGAAGAGCTAAAGTTCCTATAATTTCCTCTTACTTTTTATTGCCGAAAAATAGTTATCGCAACATTAACTTAGTTAATGACTACATTAACTCAATAAATGATGACAATAACTCGATTAATGACAACATTAATCCACAAAGTAAAGTAAAAGAAAGTAAAGTAAATAAAAGTAAAGTAAAAGAAAATAAAGAAAAGGAAAACAAAACACGTAATCAAGAAACCTTTTCTCGCTTTTTCGAACTCTTTTCAAACTTTAATAAAAAAAACATTTCCAAAAGAGCAATGGCTTTACAAGTTTTTCTTGACTTACCCCAATTCCAAAAAGATTGCATTGTAAAAGGAGCTGAGAATTACATTCAAGATTATATAAATAATCATTCGGATGACTCAAATGGCAACTATAGTGTTAATCCTTATGAGTTTTTGGATAATGTAATGTTCATGAATTACCAAGAAGAAGTCAAAGAAGATACTGGATATGACGAGGATTTGGGATTCTAGGAGGAATACATGCAGTCAATGGCAGATGGAATCCGAGAGTTCCATAAAAAGAGAGAAGTTAAAACAGGTCTATTTTGTGAAAAACATCAACAAACCGAACTTGTTAGATATAAACATCCAGTAAGTATAGATTATGATCCGTTGATTCATGGCGAGTTAGTTGATGGTTTGCAGGTAACCTCAATGAGTTATTGTACAGAATGTGCTAAAGAGGGAATATACCAACATCACCAACAATCAAGTGCTGAAATAAAAGCAAATGAAGATTTCTTGAATAAAAGTAAGTATGGAAAATATAGCTTGCTTAAAACACAAAGCCTTGTGGGCAAGAAATCGCTCTGGTTTGCACGTTTCAATACTTTTAAGGCAAATAGCTTAGAAGAGCAAAACGTGTTAAATCAAGCCCAAAGAATAGCCAGAGAGTACACTCAAGGTCAGAGGTTTAACACTGTGTTTGTTGGCGGAGCTGGTAGAGGGAAATCTCACTTAGCAATGGCCATTTTGCAAGAAGTTAACGAGAATCTCAAAGATGATAAATTCTCAACATTGTTTATCAATATTAGTGAATTAATTCGAGAAATTAAAAATAGTTGGAATTACTCTGATACCAAGGCAGAAGAAGAGCGACTGACAACATTAATGCGAACAGTTGATTTGCTTGTTATTGATGATTTAGGAACTGAAAGTACGTTTTCTAAGGATAATAGCTGGGTACAAGGTGTTATTTACAATATTTACAATGCACGAGAAGGCAATACGATTATCACGTCAAATCTTACTGGTAAAGAAATGCGTTCATCTTATGACGATAAAATAGTTTCTCGAATCATGGAAGGCTCAAAAAATAGTGTTGTTAAATTTGAGGGAATTACTGACAAGAGGAAAAGTAAATGAAAACAATAATAATTGAGCAGTGGGAAAACGAACATTACCCACTTGGAAAAATTAAAAAGCAGAAGCTGGCAGATAAATCTGAGCACGAGATTATTTTTATCCTTAATCGTATGGCTCAGATGCCTGCAATCATAAAGTTTTAGAAAAGGAAAAATAAACATGAAAGCAAATAAAAAAATTACTGGGGAATTCACTTTATCAGAACTTGGAGCAGTTCAACCATTTCAAGGTTGGCTTAATGAAATAAATTTTGACTATGCAAAGAAAGGCCTGACTTTTAAAATTGCGAATCTCACGGATGAATTGTTCGACAACATTCTTATTAAGGCTTCGGAATTTGATGATAACGCAAATGCTCAAATGGATATTTTTGAGCAATCAGAACCAAAAGATGTGACTGAAGAACCTAAATTACTTGAAGACCCAGATGTTATTAGTGGTGAGTTTGACGAGGTTGAATAATGAAGTTTATTTTTGAGCTCTATCGTGCATCAAGCAAAGCAAAAGATATTCCTATTTCTAAAAAACTAATCTTGAATTCTAATGATAACTGGCATCCGCAACAAAAAGCCAAATTTGTAGAAAAATTAAAAGATTTGTCTAGTGCTGCAGCGATTAGACAAGATGGCGGAAAAACGCAACTTGTAAAAAAAGTAACAACAAGAAAAGGTAAAACAAAAACTAAATTTATTACACAATTGGTAATTCCTCGTTATGGAAAGTCAAAAACATGTACAGCAACACTGACAGTCTTTACACCAACCAAACGAAGAAGTGACCCAGACAACTTACAACCGACCTTAAAAGCGATTATGGACGGCTTTACAGAATCAGGGCTTTGGTCAGATGATAATCACGAAGTAGTTAAATTTACAAAATATCAATATGGCGGACTTTCTGGAACAAAAGCTTATCGTCTTGAAGTTGATATCGAGGAGGTTTGAATGACAGCATTCAGGATCATACCAACTGTTAAATTGTTTAACTTAGCTAAGAAAGCAAGATATGACGGTTATAGAAGTAATTCGGTCTATATCACAGTTAGAACTAAAGGAAGTCATGAGCTGGTTGAAATTTATCGAGATATTAAATCTGTTTTCAACAACGGAAAAGATATGACTTGGAATCAACTGTTTAATTTTATGGATAAGCAACTGACAGAATCATTAGTTGTATTTGAATAGCTCTAATTCATGAAAATTACGATTACATTTAGCGCTTAAACCATTTCATGGATAATTTATCACGAACTAGGCAAAAGCGCTTAGAAGCTAAAATATGAGGTAGGTTATGGAAGTAATCAACTTGTCAGATAAAAAACTTGAGTCCAAAAAAGACGGAAGATTTCAAGTAACAATTAAGACAATTGAACCCACCGATTCCATCTTAGTAAGTTATGAGATAAAAGTTAAGGATTACGGAGAAGAAGATGGATACGTTTCTATTTATCAGAAATCATACTCTGGAAGTAATCCTGAAAAAATAGCCCAACAGATGGTTGATGGAATAAAAAGAAAAAAAGTAACTAAAATAAAATTCTATTATTTGGATTGACTAAATTATGAGGTGTTATTATGACAACGCAAAAAGAAAAAAATGTTTTGGAATTTAAAGATAAGGATATTTTGAAGAACCATAAAGTCGCTGACAAAGACGACGAATGGTTTCATGAACAATGGAAAAATAAACTATGTGGATTGAAAGAGGCAGGAGATGGCAAGGTTAGAAAAAATTTATGATGTATATTTCAATGGAATAAAAATTGGAACTGGTACAAAAAAAGAGCTTTCAAAAATGCTTCTTGTATCACCTCATTCAGTCGCTGGTTGGGTTAAAAATGGTATGGCTAATTCTCCAAAAAAGAACGCAGTCAAAATCGCCATTGTAAATGAAAAAGCGATGATGGAGAAATATCCCGGCTGGAAACCTTATGGTGGTTCAAAATCTAAGATTTCTGATGAAATAACCGATCGTGACCGAAGAAAACACGAAACAAAAGAAGAGCGTAGATTGCGAAGAAATATCAGAGCACAAATGGCAATCGAAAACTCACGAAAAGACGACAGTGTCTTTAAATAAAGGAAAAACAATGAATAAAAAATTAATCACAACAGCAGTAGTCGCAGCAGGAATCTTTGGTTCAGGAACTTTTGGAGCTTATGCAGCTAATGCATGGGCAGGACATCAAAATATGGTCGCTGTGCAACAGAATATCTCTATCTTGAAACAACGCTTGCTAGACCGAAACGAACAGCTTAAACAGGCTAATAATAGCTCACAGCAATACGCAGACCAACTTAATCAATTGAACAATCAAATTAACCAGTTGAAAGACCAAATCAATCAAGACAACTCAAACTTGCAAAATCAAGCTGCTAGTTATCAAAATCAACTGAACGCACTCAATCAGCAAAAAACGGACGTTACCAATCAATTGAATCAAGCAAACCAAGATAAGGCGAGCGTGGCGCAACAAGTCAGCGATTTGAACTCAAAGCTAGTTGCCGCTCAGCAAAAGACTGACGAGTTATCTCAGGCGGTTACTGATGCACAACAGACCAAAGATTTATCAGATGACGCTGTTAATGCGACGAAGTGAGGGATAAGAAATGAAACTAAAATTAAATGACTGCATAATTACTTCAATAGAAGGTGGCAGTGTCGATGTCTCTCCGGCTTGCCCTACATGTTGGGGTGGAGAAGAATGGGTTGATTATATTGAAGTTGAGTTCGCTGAAGGTGAATCTGTAACATACAACGAAGTATCAATGACTAAGTTTTTGGATTGGATATTTACTTCAATTGAAACTGGTGAAATATTAAAAATTACTAGACGGATGTTTGATGAAATAATGGAAGAACTTGAGGAAAATTAGATGACAGTTGAAAGTTTACTAAAAAAATTAGATGCCGGCACAAATATAATTTTAAAAGATACTCATGATAGAACACTCATTAATTTTATTTACAGGGGCCACACTGAGATGTTTGATTCTGCATTTCTTAATCGAGAAGTAAATATTTTCAGAACAAATTGTAGTGGCACGGTAATTGTTAACTTGGAGGACACGAAAAATGACTAAGTTTGAATTACCTGAAAAACCAAAGAAAACGAACACGTCAGAAGACTTTAATAATTTGAGAAAATCCGTTGATGAGCTGGATAAGTTCGATTATACATGGAAAGCGTATGCTAATAAAGCTGACCGCAGAATAAATGCTGCAAACAAGTATATTGAAGAATTAGAACGAGAAAACCAGCGATTGGTAGCTGAAAACTTGGATCTCAAAACATTGGTTGATAGCGCAGACCAACAGCAAGCCCTGCCAGTCGTGCCTGAGTGTGTGGCAGACGCAATTGCATGGGATGAACAAATTGATAACAGCATAGCAGAAACTTTGAAGAATGTATTTACTTTCGGTGATAGAGGTTTAAAAGAAGCCGGATTGTGGGTTAAAAATAATCCAGAAAAATATATTATTGCTCGAAATATCGGCTACACGGTCGAAAAGCCGCAGCTGTTCTATTTGAAGAATAAGCTGACAGGTATGTGGCTAATGCGAGATGAAGTAGATAAAGTGTATCCATACGACCATACTTTAGACATACGCAACATAGATAAATTCACCCAATCCGAAATCGACAGCATGCAAACTGGGAGCTATGAGCTTGTGCCTGTGGAGGACGGAGAATGACAAGAGGATTTAAAAAACTAGACGAAAATGCGACTATTCCAGAACGAGCGACAAAACATAGCGCAGGATATGACATTTCAGCAAGTGAAACAGTTACGATTCAACCTGATGAAATTAAAATGGTAAGCACCGGGCTAGCTGTTCAACTTGGTGATGATGAAGTATTGAAATTATACGACCGTTCAAGTAATCCAGTTAAGCGTGGCATTGCATTGATTAATTCAGTAGGAATTATCGATTCAGATTACTATCCGCAAGAATTTAAGGGCTTATTTATGAACATCTCAAAAGAGCCTGTAACCATTTCTAAAGGTCAAAGAATTATGCAAGGGGTATTTGTCAAATACCTTACAACAGACGATGACAACGCAAATGGAAAGCGTACAGGTGGATTTGGTAGCACTGGGGAGGTATGAAAAAATGATGAAGCAAACAACATGTTATGGTTGTGATAAACCAATCGAACCTGAGTGGCTTCCAGTAGGAGAATTTATTGTATGTGATGAATGTTCTTCAGACACTGACAAACTTTCGGTTGAAAAACTCCAAGAACAGCTTAACACTGCGAAAAAGGCACTGACAGAAATAGATAGGTCAAGATATGGTATGCAGTTCAGGAGAGATAGAAATCCTGACGTAGCTAGACAAGCACTCGCAGCGATTGGAGGGGATGATGAGTAAACTAAAGCATGAATTACGTATCTTACGAGATGAAAATCGGAAATTGCGTAATACGCTCGAAATGGATAGAAAAGACTGTGATAGATACCATAGTGCATTGGTAGAAATTATTAACTTATCATCATTATCTCCTATGATAAATGATATTGCTCGAAAGGTACTAGCTGGTCTTGATATAGAAGGAGGGTGTCCTGCTGGTCCAATAGGTGTGAGTGGATTGATAAAAGAAGAATTTGAAGGGAGCGGCGATGAGTGAATTAGTGAAAGTGGGGGAGGGATGAAAGAATATGCGACTTATGCAGTTTATAAGGGCGAAGAATTTCTTGCTGAAGGAACTGCAAAAGAACTTGCTGAAATGTTTGGAGTGACTCTAAAGACCGTACATTGGTGGAGCACACCGACAAGTTATAAACGTGACAAAGGAAATAGAAAAGTAGCCGTTAAATTATGACCGACAAACTAATATCGCTGGTCAATGACTGGTGGGGAGGGATTGAATGAAACTTTTGTGTAAGCTGTTCGGGCATAAGTGGGTATATCTAGGAACTTTAAGCAATGGAGAGTACCAAAGGTATAAAGAAAGGTGTGAAAGATGCGGTAAGGTTGTAAATGCAACATTTGCGACGAAAAACCCCTATTTTATCAACCGCTCAGACCTTGACGAGTCAGAGAACGTGTTCGGGGAGGAATAAAAAACTACCACCATATTGGTAGTAGTTGTATGTCATTTTAGACTAAGTTTTCCAAATGTTTAACTGCGTCTTCAATGGTATTTCCATAACCATAGATTCCTGAGTTATCAGCAAGATTTGCTCTAAAAATATCATTTGAAGTATCAAGAGTTACTGTATATTGGAAAAATTTATTTTTGTTAGTGAATGTCATAATTGCATTCTCCTTTCTTAAAAATACGAAAGGCATAGCGAAATTCTATACTGCCAAGTATAGCACGAATAACTTTAAAATGCAAAAAAGCCCAAGCTGACCAAGCTTGAGCGATTTACTGACAATATTGCGAATTTTATTTTTGGTCATCAACATTATAGCACACAGAATAATAATTCATACCAAAATAAAAATACCCGAACTGACCAGGTTCGAGCGAAAGAGTTAGTAAACAACTTAGTTCTATTATTATATTATGTTTATTATTTTGGTCAGTTACATTATATCACATACTGAGCTAGGAACTCGCTAAACTCAACTGGAGGAGAAATAAAATGTTTTATTTTTTAACGAGCTTTGTTCCAATATATCTTCCCATTAATTCATCAGATAAAATGTCAGTTAATGATGAAAAGATAGTAGCCTTAAGCCTTCTTCTATTAATAATTTCGGCTGTTATAGGAACGTTATTTAGTAAGTTCAATGGCTATGATATCGAAGATAGTCTTCTTCTTGGAGGAGGTATAGGCTTATTAGTAATGGGATTTATCGAACTATTAATTTGGATAATTATAACATTACTATAAACAAAAAAAGCCCACGGCAATGGGCTTTCCAAACGATTTATTCTAACACTATTATAACATAACAGGAGTTAGAATATGACAAAAGAATTGACGAAAGCGCAATGGCATGATGTTCGAATGACCTTAAGAATTATCATTCGTAATAAGAAGAATGTCAAACAATCTCAGCTTATCAATGAAGCATTAGATAATATTAAAGACGAAGATGATCGCAAGATATTCAAACGTTATTACATTGACGGTTGGGGAATCATTAAGATTACAATGAATATGTATTACTCCAAGAGCGCAGTCATCGCAAGAAATAATAAAGCAACGCAACAGTTTGCTGAGAAATATGACAGTGGTCATTTACTTAAGATGTTCCATGAATAATATAAAGAACGCTACTTTTTCGTAGCGTTTTTGTTTTACGATTGAATCATGATAGATGTGAGTACACCAAAGGCAAGACACAAGTTCTATTGTTCAGGAGCTTGGAGACGTATGAGGGAACAGATACTTAAGCGTGATAACAATGAATGTCAATGGTGCAAAGCAGAAGGCAGAGTGACCACGGCTAAGACTGCGACACTAGAGATAGATCATATCAAGGAACTTGAGTATCATCCAGAGCTTGCACTAGAGCCTAGTAACCTTCGCACCTTGTGTCATGACTGCCACAACAAGAGGCATGATAGACACAGGTACAAGCAATTTGATGATGAAACGTTTGAATTTTGATTTTATTGTTCGAAAATTACAGAAAAATAATCAAAATATACCCCCGGGTCTAAAATAATTGGGCTAAATTCCGAATTTACCACAGACCGGTTGGGGTCTTTTAACCAAAAAAAGGCTATTTTTTAAGAAAGGAGTTGAAAATGGTAAATAACCAATTGAAGAAAGTCTTAGATGAAAAAAAATTGAGTTTTTCAGATCTGAAAAAGTTGCTTGAAACAAAAGAAATAAAAATAAATAACAGCCAGCTTTCTTTATACTCTAGTGGAAAGAGGAATCCTAAAAATAAAAAAATGTGGATAGATATTGCTGAAGTTTTGCAAGTTGATTTACAAGAAATAATCACTGATATAAATTATTATTTGTCAATCATGGATGAAATATCTGAAAACAGTACTGAAAAAAAAGACAAAACTGAAAACGAAAAAACTAATGATTCACTTTTTCAAGAATTGCTCTCTCTTGTTGATAAAAATTCGCCATCTGAATTAGAAAAAGTGTACCGATACTGCAGCTTAGTTTCTAATTTTGAAAATTTAAGCAAAGCAATTGATAAGTCAGGGGTAATGATTCTGCTTACTTCTGGTGAAAATGAGATAAAAAAACCACACCCTGCAATTGCAGAAAAAGTAAAAGTAAATGCTGCCTTAATTAAGTTAGATGAATTTTTTGAAGAAAAACGAACATCAAAACCTAAAAATAGTGGCGAAAAAGATTGGAGTAAATTTACGAAGTGATCGATTACGTTCAAAAGTACATTGACGGTTATTATGCGGGCATGGTTAATTTCAACTATGAACGAAAATTACTTGTTGATTATATTAAACGTGAGGTAGTGCCTCGTCTCGAATCAGGCGAGGTATTTTTTGACGTTGAACAAATCGAGAATTGTATTGGTTACACAGAGAAATATTTCTTTGAACTGGAAGATTTCCAAAATTTCATTATCAGTTTTGTTTTCTTATATTTTTCAGAAAATCATCGGAATGTTTATCGAAAAATATTAATCATGATTGCCAGGGGGAATGGTAAAAATGGATTACTTTCTGCAATAGGAAGTTACTTAACAACCCCTATGCATGGAATCGCTAATTATAATATTTCAATCGTGGCTAACAGTGAGGACCAAGCCAAAACAAGTTTTGATGAAGTTCACGATACAATTGAGAACCATGAAGAATTAGAAGAATTATTTGGTAAGCCGCGTAAATCTGAAATCAAGAACTTACAAACAAAATCGCTCTTTAAATTCAGAACATCAAATGGAAATACTAAGGATGGACTTCGAGATGGTGCGGTTATATTTGACGAAATCCACCAATATGAAAGCAATAAAGATGTAAAAGTGCATATTTCAGGGCTAGGTAAACGACCTAATCCTCGTGAATTTTATATAGGAACTGATGGTTATGTGCGTGATGGCTTTATTGACCAGATGAAAGATATGGCGGTCAAAGTTCTTAAAGGCGAAGCAAAATGGAATGCTATGTTTCCATTTATTTGCAAATTGGATAAAGCAGAACAGGTTGATGACCCAAACCTTTGGGAATTATCAAATCCTATGTTTTCACTTCCAATGACAGAGTATGCGCAAGGGCTTTTTGAGACAGTTCTTGAGGAATATGAGGACTTAGAATTAAATCCTAGCGGACGAGATGAATTCATGACTAAGCGCCAAAATTTCCCAGTGACTGACATCGAAAGAAGTGTAGCCACCTATGAAGAATTAAAAGCGACTAAAAAAGAATTCCCAGAATTAAGGAATTTACCTACGGTTGGAGGATTTGACTTTGCTTCTACTCGTGACTTTATTGCAGTTGGTGCTTTGTTTAAAGTTGATGGGGATTATGTTTTCAAATCTCATTCATTTGTTCGTAAAGAATTTGTCGATAGAATATATAGCTATTCAAAGCCAAATGAAAATGTTAATGGCAAGCGACGATTTGCCCCGATTAGACAATGGGAGAATGAGGGGTTGCTCACAGTATTAGATGAACCCTCAATGGATGCACAGCACGTTGTAGACTGGTTTGTTCGTATGCGTGATGAAGAAGGTTATGAATTCCAAACTATTTGTGGAGACGGCTATAAAATGAGGGAGTATTTACAACCTAAATTTGAAGAAGCAGGATTCGAAGTCTCTTGGAATGGCAAATTTGAAGAACCGCTCGGTTATCGTGTGGAAGTTATTCGCAACTTTAGGGCTATTGATGCGCAATTATCAACGGTAATTGAGGACAGTTTCGCTAATCAAAAAATTAATTTTGGGGATAATGATATGATGCGGTGGTACACAAATAATGTACTTAGACATCTAAAAAAAGATGGAAATGTGGAATATATCAAAAAAGAAGATGTCAGAAGAAAAACAGATGGATTTAAAGCTTTTGAAGCAGCAATGTTTAAGGCTGATTTACTAAATGAAGTAGATTCTACAGATTTTTATGATAATTTGGGTTGGTTTATGGGATAAACGATACTTTTTGAGAGTAAAAATCTAGCATAATTCATACTGTAGAGGAGTGAGCAATAAAATATTAGTAATGTGGTGCGATAACCCTCAAATAAAGCTGTCAGAAATGGCGGCTTTTATTTATAAAAACGCTACTTTTTCGTTCTACTTTTCCATTAAACTTGAATTAAAAGTACGGAAAGGAGAAAATGTGGGACTATTTTCAGACATTTGGTCATCTGTAAAAGATAAATTAAGTACAACAGATTTAACTGGGTATGACGCATTTTTTAATGCACAAGTCACGCTTGGTATTAAGAATGCTGCTTTAGAATCTTGTGTTTCTTACTTAGCAAGGATTGTTTCTAAAGGTAAATTTGTATTTAAGAACGAAAGCTCAATTACAGATTCTAAATTTGATTATGCTTTAAATATGAGACCAAATCCTAACCAAACAGCTAGTGAATTCAAAATTTCAATGATAAAAAATCTGTTAAATGGTGAGTTATTAGTCATACAGGATGGTGATCAGTTCTATATTGCTGATAATTTTGTAACAAACTATTCGCTTGACGGGAACACATATACGGGAGTGACAGTTAACTTCTCCAATAGCAAAGTTTCTAATGCTCCTAATTCTGGACCATACGCTCAAAAATATTTTAATAGAACCTTTATTCAAGGAGTGGATTGTTTTCACTTAGACAATGATAATATTGGGATAAAAAAATATGTTGATAGTCTATGGGATGATTACGGAAAATTATTTGGAATCTTAATTGCAAATCAGCTCCGTGTAGGACAAGTTAGAGCAAAAATCAGTATTCCAGTCAACAGCAAGCTTGAAGATAATGAGAGAAAAAAATTGCAGCAGCAGTATGCAACAACTTTATACGACAAAATGATGAATGATCCAGTGGTATTTATTCCTGCCGACGACAAATCAAAATCTTCGTATGATGAAATTTCTTCTAGCAAGTCTGCAACACTACAAAATCAGATTACTGACTTTTGGTCTTTAAAAAAAGTATTCATTGGAGAAGTAGCCGGGCTGCTTGGAATTCCTCCAGCATTGGTGCTTGGAGAGACTGCTAATAATTCTGAAAACTTGGATTTGGCGATTGAATCCGCAGCGATTCCATTGGGCAATAAATTATCTGAAGGATTCGCAAGTATTTTAATTAAAAAATCAGGATATTCAGTTGGCAACACCTTGCAAATGACTGGATTTAAAACAGTTAACATTCTTGACCGTGCAGATGCAATTGATAAAGCAGGGTCTAGTGGTGTTATAAAAGTCAATGAAGTTCGCGAGGCTGCCAATTTACCACCAACAGAAGATGGTGACAGATTTATTATGACTAAAAATTATGAAGAGAAAGGAAAAAATAGTGAAGACACTTAAGTTTAATGGCGTAGTTGCCGATAACGATTATGAAGAAGTGTATGACTGGTTTGGTATGGAATGCATCACTCCGCAAAAAGTTGCAGACTTCTTAAACGAGGCTAATGGAGAAGATGTTACCATTCAAATTAACTCTGGAGGTGGTTCTGTATTTGCTGGGAGTGAGATTTTCACAGATTTAAGCAAGTATCAAGGTAAAGTTATTGCTGAAATCTCTGGTCTTTGTGCAAGTGCTGCGACATTCCCACTTTTAGCAGCTGATAGGGTGGCGATAACTCCCATCGGTCAAGTTATGATTCATAACGTATCAATGGTTCAACAAGGCGACTATAGAGATATGGCTTCAAGCTCGGATTATTTATTGGGGTCAAGTGGAAATTTAGCAAATCTCTATGCTAACCGAATGAACATTTCAGCAGAGGAAGCTCAAAAATTAATGGACAACGAAACTTGGTTTAATGCAAAGCAAGCTGTTGAATCGGGGATAGTTGATGAAATTCTTTTTGAAAATAATCAATCTATTCAAATGGTTGCAAGTTTTTCACCAATGTTATCACCTGATAAGATTAATCAATTTAAAAACATGATTAAAGGAGATGACAAGAAAAATTACACGATTGATGTTTCTCTTGACAAGAAACAAATGGATTCAATTAGTAAATTAATTGATGAAAAAATATCTGAAGTAAAAGCAGAATTTGAAGCTGATAACTCGGCAGAAAAGCCACTTAAAAATCAAAAATTTAAACCACTTTTCCTAGGAGGAATTTAATAATGGATTACACAAAATTACCTAATTACACAGCAGCTGTTGGAAAATATACAGATGCAGTTGCTAATGGAGCCGATGAAAAAGAACAACAAAAATTATTTGCAAAGTCTATGGAAGTCATGGGGACTGAAATTGTTGAAAATCTTGCTGATCAAACAAACGAAAAAATTAACTCTCTAATGTCATCTCGTTCTGCTGAAGTAATGTCAGCAGAAGAAACAAAATTCTTTAACGATATTACTTCTGGTGTTGGAAATGTAGAAAAAACCTTGCCTCTTGAAATTATCAATCAAGTTTTTGACGAATTGACTTATGCTCATCCGTTGCTTGATATTATCAATTTCCAAGATATGGGGCTTCGCACTAAAGCGATTACCTCTGATGGTATCTATAATGGTGGAACAGCAGTATGGGGAACATTTGCTGGTGATATTCAAGGTCAATTAAATCAAAACTTTGGAGAACACGATTTTTCTCAAAATAAACTTACAGCATTTACTGTTATTCCTAAAGATGCCCTTGATTATAGCTATGATTGGTTGAAAACCTTTATCATCTTACAATTGTCAGAATCTATTGCAGTTGCTCTTGAAGCAGCTTTGGTTAATGGTGATGGAAATAACAAGCCCGTTGGTTTGATTAAAGATGCTACAGTTGTAAATGGGACTACTACATATGGAGATAAAACAGTATCTGCTGACCTTTCGCCACTTGCTGCTTTAGAAAACTCTCAAGACGTTTCACGACAAGCTGCTAAAATTCTAGCACCTATTATGAAAAAAATGTCAGTTAGTGAAAAAGGAATTCCACTAAATATTGCTGGACAAGCAAAAATTTTGGTTAATCCTCAAGATTATTATGATTTTACCGCAATGTTCTTGTATTTGAACGCTAACGGAGTATGGGTTGATATCTTACCTTTCAATATTGCTGTAGTTCAATCAATGGCAGTTCCCGCTGGTAAAGGGATTGTATTTGTCGCAAATCGATACAATGCTTATCGTGGAAAAATGACAATGCAAGAATTTGACCAAACGTTTGCTCTTGAAGATCTTCAACTTTATACTACCAAATCATTCTATTGGGGCAAACCAAAAGATAATAATGCCTCAGCCCTTGTTACAATTGCGACCGTACCTGCTGGGTAAGGAGTAGTCAATGAAATTAAAAGTAAAAGCTGTCTTTGATGATTTAAAGGAAAATGTTAGACGTGAAGTTGATGAAGTTTTTGAGGCTTCCGTAGCAAGATTCAAGGAGCTTGAAAAAAAGCTCCCTGGTTTTGTTGAAAAAGTGGAGGAAAAAGAAGATAAATAATAGGAGTTAAATATGAGTAATGCAGAAACTTGGGCCGATGCTAACCTTAATTCATTCAAACAAAGAATGAGAATCAGTACTAATGATTCTGACGAACTTGCTAACTTAACAGATATGCTCATAGCCTCTTATACCTCAATTCTTAGATTAGTTGGAGTTCCTGATGCAAGTGATCCAGAAGTTAAGGAATTAATTTTTGAGCGTTCACGTTATACTTACAATGATGCACTTGATGAGTTCAAAGAGAACTATGCTCAAAATATTCGTGACGTTTTTCTAGCTAATCAACCTGAAGAAAGCGAGGAAAGTGATGATAAAATCGCAGAAAGCCCTTCAATCTTCTAACCGAACGAACAATGGAACGATGCGAACTTCAGTTACTTTTAAACGAGTAGGTCCTGATACCTCTTTTGATGGAAGAGGTGGAGAATTGATTGAAAAGTTTAAAACACTTGCGGATGTGTATAGCCCAAGCAATAAAGATTTGACTATTTTAGGAAGCCAAAATGTTAAGAATGGAGCAACGATAAAAATTCGTGATCCCTTAACGAGTTATCAACCCAAAAACGATGACAAAGTTATTATTGACGACCCTAGATATTCAGGTCAGGTTTGGAACATAATTGATATTCAGCCTGACTTTCATGACCGAACTTTCTTGAAAATAATTCTAGGAGGGACGAATCTTAATGAGTAGTTCAATGACAATCAAGGGCTTTGAAGAAATTGAAGCAAAACTAAGAGAAAAGTTTAGTGAAACTCGTGTAAGAACAATTGAAGGTAAAGCTCTTGGAAAAGCAGCAGATGAGGCTGTTGTTGATTTGAAAAGTACTCTTCAAGGATTCGCTGATAGTGGAGATACGGTGGCTGGGGTTGTTCGAGGGAATGTTTCAAGAGCTTCGGGATTTCCAATAATTAAGATTGGTAACAGTGGGAAACATTGGAGATTAGTTCATTTAGAAAATAATGGATTTACTAGGAATGGTAAAAGCTATCGATATAAAAGCTTTGGTGCTTTACAAAAGTTTTCAAACGCACAAGGAAGTAAGTTTGTAGAATCAGCCCAAAGAAATTTAAAGGAGTTGATTGAATGAAAGATATGCTTAAAGAATTAATGGAAGAGTTAGCAACTGATTCAGAAATTCAAGAAATTAAGCAAAATCAAGGTTTTAAGAGCTATGTTCGCTATGATGAGCTTCCAAAAGATAAAACTAGTATTACTGTTATTCCTTCTGGTCCTCCTGAATCAGTGGGATTTGCGAGTAATGATTCATTATCAAAACACTTTATCTTTCAAGTGAGTATTGAAGCAGTTCAGCGCGATGTTCCAAAAAAACTTCAAAGGAAAGTTGAACAAATTCTTAAAACTAAAGGTTTCTACCAAATGTCAGGTGGTTTAGATGATTATTTCTCAACCACTAAGAGATATGTGGATGCAAGATTTTATCAAGGCAATAGCCAATTATATGATGATTATTAATAAAGGAGAAAAAAATGGGTACAGCTACAGTTGGATTTAAAAAATTAACCATTCGAATTTTGGATGGTAAGCCAGCTACACTTGACACAAATTTATTTGTTGTGGAAGGTAAAAAAGATAAAGGGGCAACTTCAAGTGCTAAAATTTCAGGTCTTGCAGTTGATCCAGTAAAAACTTGGGGTTCAAATGGTGTTTACCACATCTCAGGTAAAGGTGTTGGTGATGGTAAGATTGATTTTGACATCATTGATATTCCTGATAAAGTACAGTCAGCAATTCTTGGCTATGCAATTGATGAAGATGAAATCATCACAGCAGGCAGTGAAACACAGGCGCCTGACTGTTCGATTTTGATCGAAGATTATGATATCCGTGGCAATAATTTCTTGCTTGGATTCCTAACTGGAGTTTTCTCTTATGATGGAGTTGAAATTGCTACAACTCAAGGGAAGGCAGAAGAAATTAAACCAGATACTCTTTCCTACTCAGTTGGTTCAGCAGATAACGGAGATTTCTTCAAGAAATATGCAGGAACTGATACAGCTGCGCAGGATAAAGTACGTGCCGCTTTAAGTATGACAACTACTCCCTAGTGACCCCGTAGTCGGTCAAGCGACCGTAGGGGGCGCAAAACTTTGAAAGGTAAGAAATGGCTAAGTTAGAAATCACTCTCCACCAAAAGGGTGGGGATGTCACTTATAAGCAAAATCATATCACTGGTCAGAAGTATCTTGATTTTTGGAATATTCAAGAGAAAATCGAGAAAGAATCACTTAATAATGTAGAAATTATTGCTTTGAGACTTGAATATATTGCCAGTCTTTTCCCAGATGATAAACTTACGAAAGAACAAGTTTTGAAAGGACTAGACCCATGGGAATTAGACGCGACTATCTCACATTTGATTTCTGTTGTTTTGGGAAACGAGGAAAGTGACGAAAAAAAAGAACCATAACTGCTAAAGAAGCTAAGGAAAGTTTCTTAAACTTCATTAAGCAGTTAGTTGTCAATACTGGATTTACCGTTTCAGACATTTTAGATAATGACTTTGAGACTATTGTCGGAGTGATCAATTCTAATGACGATGATTCAGAAGCAAGTTTGGTTGAAGAAGAAACTGAGGTAATGTCCCTTGGTGACTTCATGAATAAATTATAAAAACGGCTCTTAGAAGCTGTTTTTTTACTGAGAAAAAAGATATAATTAAATAAAAAAATACTGGAGTATGATATGGAAATTAGATATTTTTTTGATGAGGTTAAAGAGACTGCAATTAATATAAAAAAACCGATATTTGCAGACAAAGAGTTATACAACAAATTCATAGAAAATAGTAAAAATGTAATTGCTATAGACATAACTCCAGAAGGAGTTAAAGAAATAGTAAATAAACTTTTAAGTTATAATTTTCTTTTGCATTCTCAGATTAATTTTATAGATTTTTTAAAAGATGTAGATATAGATTTAGAAGAGTTACAGGGCCAAAGAAATGCTCTACAAGAATTAACAAAAATAGAAATATCCAAAAAAGATAAAGATATACAAAACGAAAGAATTAAAGAATTTTACACCAATCTTCCTAAGTTTGAATATAAGGTATTGAAGTTTCGTGATCGTATGATTATTGGAGATACAAAAACAAAACCTATGGAAGAAATGTTAAACGCATTCGCTAGACAAGGCTGGAAAGTAGTATCTATGGTGGAAAACACATGGCGGCAAGAAGGTATAATGACGGGAAATAGTCACGGTGAGATTCTAGTAACTATGGAACGACAAGTTTTTAATGGATAACTAATATAAAAACGCTACTTTTTAAGGGCGTTTTTTGTTTATCCTTGAATTAACAATAAAAGTTCAAGGAGAAAGCCATGGCAGATACACCTTTAGGGAAAATGATAATTGAAATGGGGTTTGATGATTCCAGCTTTTCAAAAGGCATTACTGGCGTTAACAAGCAATTAGCTGCCTTAAAAAATGATTTAAAAACTTCTCAAACATCATTTTCAACATTTGGTAAAGGTGTTGATGGAGTTAGAAGCCCAATGGAAGTTTTGAATAAATCAATTGCTAAGCAAAAAGAACAGCTTGATTTATTGAAAAAATCATATTCAGGTTCACTAGTTGATGGAAAAGCAACTTCTAGTACTCAAAATTATGCTAACCAGATTTCTCGAGCAAATGCCCAATTAGCACAATATCAAGCCCAATTAAAAAATGCAGCAATTGAACAATATAAACAAACTTCTATTTTACCTAAGCTATCATCTGGTTTTGAAAAGATAAGTGGAGGATTGGACACAGTTTCCAGAAAAACCGCACCAGTCACAGTAGGTATTACAGCCGCTTTTGCGAAAGGAATTCAAGCAGCAACCAATTTCAATGGTAAGATGACTGAAATTCAAGCATTGCTAGCTGATGATACTTCGCCAAAGCAATTAGCTCAAAATATGGATGTCTTATCCAGCAAGTCTAAACAATGGGCTAGACAATACGGTATTGATACATCTTCCATTAATGAAGGTATGGAAGAAATGATAAAGCGTGGTTATGATTTTAATCAAACCCTTGGGGCCATGCCAGCAGTATTAGATGCCTCAAGAGCTTCAGGGGAAGATTTTGGAACAGTAATGTCCGCATCAACTGCCATTCTTGAACAGTTTGGTTTGAAGACTGAAGATACGGCATCCATGATGAAAAACACTCAACGTGTGACAGATAGCTTGACATTTGTAGCTAATAAAACCTCTGCAGGTTTTGAAGACATGGGTGTGGCAATGGAATATGTTGGACCCGTTGCTCATTCTTTAGGGATGAATCTTGAAGAAACTTCATCTGCAATTGGTTTACTTTCAAATAATGGTATCGAAGGTGAAAAAGCTGGTACATCATTGCGTGGCGCTTTATCTCGCTTGTTAAAACCTACTAAACAATCTTCAGCAGCTTTCCAAGAACTAGGTATAAATTTGGATGAGTGGAAGAAAGGGAATATCGGTTTGCCTGATATGCTTGATACCATCAAGAAATCAACAGAAGGAATGACCCAAGCTGAAAAGAGTTCATTAATTGCTAAAGCATTTGGTACAGAAGCTCAAACAGGAATGAATATCTTGATTGACCAAGGTGGTAATGCATTACGCAATTTAACCAAAGAAACACAAAATGCGACTGGTTATACTAAAAAACTCGCAGACCAAATGAACAATTCTGATAAGAATGCTTTTAATAAAGCTAAAGCGACTTTGGAAGTTTTATCAATTGATTTAGGTCAAAAACTCTTACCTTCAATCATTCCAGTTGTTAAAGAAATAGATAATTTGGCAGGCTCGTTTTCAAAATTAAGCCCAGAAACTCAACAATTTATCGTCCATATGGCACTTGGAGCGGCCGCAGTTGCTCCAACAGCGAAAGCTTTGAGTGGACTAACAAGTATCCTTTCGGGGGTCACTGGTGGTCTGGCTAAAATTGGAGCAAAAGGAGCAGGCGAACTCGCACTTAGAGGGATTGCCACAGAAGCAGGAGGAGCAACTGCTGCGATAGCTGGAAGTGGTGGGCTATCTGCTTCTTTAGCTGGAATCTCTCCAATATTGGCTGGTTTAAGTCCAGTGGCCGTAGGTGCATTAGGTGTAGCTGGTCTAGCGGGATTAATTGTCGGTGTAAGTAAAGCTGTAGATGACGCGAAAGATAGAGTTAAATTCTTTGGTCAAGTTGAAGTACCAAAAGAAACTGTTGATAAAATAGATGATTTTAGAGGACGAATTGACAAAGCCAAGGTAGCAATGGAAGAGTTCGGTACCGGAAGCCAAAATTCGGCTCAAAAAGTTAAAGATGCTATCAATTCACTTTCCGAAGGCACTAAAGGGGATATTGACAAATCAACAAAAGAACTTGAAGAAGCAATGAAACGAACGGGTTATACCGCTGAACAGATTGCTGAGATGAAAAAAAGAGGTGAAAGCGCTAAGTCTGTTGTAGAAGCTGCCGCAAATGATATTTCTCAGGTTTACATTAATGCTAACAAACGAGATGAAAAAAATCGTGCTTTGACCGTTGATGAGCAGGCTCGTGTAAGTTCTAATATGAAAGTTATTTTTGAGTCAGAAGCTGATGCGCTTAAAATAACAGGAGAAAAAAAGAATACATTAATGAAAGCTCTTAATGGGGATTTCAATAATATGTCCAAATCCCAAGCCCAACAAGTCATCAATGATATGAGAGGTATGAGGGAGCAAGCAAATAAAGAGTATGATCAACAAGCTGCCGACCAAAAAAAATTACTTGATGGTCATATTATCACTCAAGATACCTATAACCAAAATATGGCCGCTGCAGAGCAAGAGCGAGTTGACAAGTTAAGTAAATATGGAGTAGCTGTTGCTAAAGCCGAGGATGTAATCAGAGGTAACCTTAAATTAGGGGAAGCTGGTTATAAAGAATGGCGTGAAAATGCAGAAGCAGAAATGGGACTATATGGAGAATCATTCGATGAGGCTTTAGCTAAAGCTGGTGATGCCAGCAAGAAGTTAGGGGACAATGGTAAACTTTTAGCAAAATATACCACAGGGATGTCAGATGATTCCAAAAAAGCAAATGATGCATGGAATAGTATTATATTTGATCCTAAAACTGGGGAAATAAAAACAAATGCTCCTGAAGTTATTGCTGAAGCAGTTAAATCTAAAGAAGGTTGGGATAATATGCAGTTCATCTTGAAGAACGCTAATTTAACAACTAATGCCAGATTTACAGTCGCAGAAGCTTTGATTGCTAGTGGTCAATGGGACCAACTTTCTCCTGAACAAAAAAATCTAGTTGTTAACAATCAACAAGGACTACTTGCCATTGCTGATAGTAGGCAAAACATGAAAATTTGGAATGAAATGCCAGATTCTGTTAAGAAAATTCTTGGAGATAATAAAGATTTCTTACAAAATAAAGAAACTGCCCAACAAGCTTTAACTGGTTGGAATACACTTCCTGCTCAAACTAAAAAATTATTAGGTGATGATACTGACTTTTTGAGTAAAAAAGGAAATGCTGCTGGTGCATTGAATACATGGAACTCCATGCCAGAGAATGTAAAAAAACTTCTTGGTAATGATGCTGATTTCCAAAACAAAAAAGGTGCAGCCGCAAGTGCGTTAAAAGCATGGGATGCAATGCCTGAGAATGTTAAAAAAATGCTCGCTAATAACTTTGATGTATTAGCTAAAAAAGAAGGTGCTACTAATGCAATTCTTCAATGGAATAATTTGCCAACTAACACCAAAAAATTATTAGCAAGTAATCAGACGTCAGAAGGGGTTAATTCAGCTAATGCATGGATAGAAAATAATTTCAGAGGTAAAACTGCTAATTTACTCGCTAATTCTCAACCAGCCATTGATACTCTTAACTCTTTTCTGAATTTACCGGCTGCTAAAACTGTTCAAATTGTTGCTAGTACAACTAAAAATGCCCAAGGGACACCATACCATCCAGGCGGACTTGCTATGGTTAATGACCAAAAAGGGGCAACTTATAAGGAATTGATCAGTTTACCTAATGGAGTAAGTTTTATTCCAGAAGGACGAGATGTGACAATGCCACTGCCTAAAGGAACGAAAATTTTAAAAGCTAGTAAAACAGCACAACTTATCCCTAAATATGCCGATGGCACTGGTGGTATTCCAGCCAATGCGAAAATATTTAGAGATATGCGAGCAGTTCAACAACAGTTAGTCGTTAGTGCTCCAGTTGTTGATAATAGTAGCCAACTTAATGCCATTTTAAAAGTATTGGAGAAAATAGCTTCAAGTGGGACGAATAAAGAGGTTATTAACGCTTTGAAACTTTTAGTAAATCGGCCAGTTGATGCTTATTTGGACTTAGATATGGTGACTAAAAAAATTACCGATAAACAAAATCAAGAAAATAGAATCAAAAATCTAATGAAAGGGAAAAACATATGAAGAAAGTAATGAAAATTACCTATGGCGGTGCTGAATTATCAAAGTTTTTTGATTCTGTAACGAATATTAAAAGAAATATCGGTTCAACTTGGGAAAATTCTACCGAAAAACTAGGGAATGGCGTTGATTTTCTTTATAACTCAAGAGGTTCAAAAGGAATTTCATTTGATTATGTTTTAAAAGGAATATTCTTTAATGATATTAATCATAATAAAGAACAACTAGCTAGTCTAGTTAATACTAAAGAACCTATTGAATTAATATTTGAGGATGAACCAAATAAAGTTTGGTTGGCCCTTCCTGACGGTGAGCAAAGTTTTGATTTGGATTCTGGGACATTAAATTTTCTTGTCCCTTCAGGAGAAGCTGAGTCGGTTGATACTAAAGTTCTCAACGAATCCAACTCAGGAGGCGAGCTTGGAACAATTACTCATAATGCTGATGGTTCTACCAAAGTTATAATCAATAATAAAGGCTCACTCGAGACATTTCCCAAAATAAAAGTCACCAACGTTCACGAGAATGGCTATCTTGGTTTCGTAAATCCCATCGGAATTTTAGAGTTGGGAAAACGAGAAGAAGCCGATGGAGAAACGGTAAAAGAAAGTCAAATTTTATATACCTCTGATTCAGACAGCCAGTTTTCAAAGCTAGTTGATACAAATGCGGAGAATCCTCAAACAAGTTCAGTTGGAATGACGTGTGACACTTCTGGTAAAATATCCTACTCAAAGGATGGATTAAGGCTCACTACGCCTAGCACAGTAACTGGTAAGACACTTCGAGGAGGAATGAAAGTATTCGATTTGCCACCAGATTCTAACGGAGAAAAAGGAGGGGTCAATTTCTATGCGTGGTTTAATATCTTGGCTCATGCCTTAGATTATGGGCAAACCGGAGTGCTACAAATTTTATTCACAGATAAAGAAGATAATCTTGTAGCAGGTTACGGTGTTGTTAAAACAGACATGGTTGGAAATGTAGGAAATGTGAAATTTTGGGTGGGTGGTGATAAGCCTAGAGAATGGAAATCTCTACCTTTCACGGCAAATGACGGAGAAGCTCCGAAAGACCCAAATAACAATACCCAATTCAATTCCAAAACAGGTTGGCATGATTTCGTCAAACAAAAAGGGGCTCTAAGCTTCCACTGGAAAGGAAGTCGACAAACGATAAATGTTCCAGAATTGGCGGAAGTACCAATTGAAAGAATTTATGTGTTCATTGGAAATTGGTCTGGGTCAAACAAGTTTATTGGCGACCTTTCCTTACGTCGCTTTTGGTGCCGTAAAGACTACGTTTCTGTCTGGAATGATTTGCCCAATCGTTATCAAACAGGCTCTGTCATAGAATTGGACATGGAAAATGGAAAATTAATCAAAGATGGAATTGCAATTAATAATGAATTAGTCACAGGTTCAAAATTCTTATCATTCCCTTCAGGGAAGAGTGAACTTGATATTTATCAATCTTCGTGGAACACTACACCACCTCAAGTAGAAATTGAGTGGAAGGAGCGGTACTTATAATGCAGATTACAATTCACGATAACCAAATGAATCGAGTGGGCTTCTTAAGCAATGAAGTGCCAGGGCTCCCTTCTTTTTTCAATGATAATTGGCACCGATATTTGGCGGAAGGGGCAGCTACCTTTGATTTCTCGGTTAATAAATTTAAAAACGGAGCTTTGCAAGATTATTGTCAGTTTCTAAATGACCAAGCCTATATTAGTTTTACTTATGAAGGAGAAGATTTTCTATTTAGTGTTCTGACCTCTGAAGAAACAGATGATGTCATTACCTTGAATACTGCGACTTTGAATCTTGAACTTAGAAATGAACAAGCGAATCCTTTAGTCAATAGCTCCAGTCATAATATCCAATGGTATTTTGACCAAATGCAGCTCATTTCTAACGCTCAAATTACGATTGGGATTAATGAAGTCTCTAATCTTACTCGTACAATTAGTTATGACGGGCAAGAAAGCAAGCTTGCTCGACTTTTGTCAGTGATTGGAAATTTCGATGCAGAGTTTGAGTTTGTGACAGATTTAAATGATGATGGCACGCTTAAAGGCATTAGTCTTAATATCTATAAGGCAAATGATGGTGCAAGTGTTCAAGGAGTGGGAACATGGCGAAATGATGTCACTTTATATTTTGGAAAGAATATTTCAGGCGTTCGCAGAACAATTGACAGAACTCAAATCTTTAATGCCACAACTGTTACAGGAGCTGAAGGGCTTAATTGGAATAGTTCTGAATGGTCTGTTAAAAATGCGGACGGAGTAGAAGAGTTTTATAAACGTAAAGGCTCTAATACTGCTTTTGCTCCATTATCGGCAGAACTCTACCCTTCCCAAATCAAATCAAGCACTGGTGATTTTTGGATTAGAAAAGATTTTGAGACAGAGTATAAAAGTGCTAGCGAAATGTGGGGGTATGCCCTTAGCCAGTTTAAAAAATATGCTTATGCATTAGTCACTTATGAAGTGAGTGCTAAAAGTAAGTTGGTGAGTCAAGCTGTAGGAGACGGGCAAGCCCTATCTATTGGTGATACTGTACGAATCCAAGATGAAAATTTTAATGCTCAAACAGGTGGATTGATTCTTCAAGCTCGGGTTTCAGAATTAGAGATAAGTTTTTCTAATCCTTCTAATAATAAATTGACCTTTAGTAACTACGTTGAGTTAGAGAGTGGAATCTCAGATGATTTAGAAGCTCGGTTGGCTCAGTTGATTAAAGATAGCACTCCTTATCGGCCGGACATAACCTCTACCAACGGTACTCAATTTAAAAATGGAACAGGAACGACTACATTAGGCGCTCATATCTATTTTGGCTCAGATACAACTGAAACAGTCGCAGACAGCTACGAATGGTCGAAGGATGGAACGGTTGTCGCAAACGTTCAAGAAATCATTGTGGATGCCAGCGGAGTTGTGAATAAGGCAGTTTATAGCTTTAAAGCAACGGTTGCGGGTAAAGTAGTCGCAAGTCAGTCGGTGACTATCACTAATGTTAATGATGGAACGAATGGTCGTTCTGTTACAAACGTTTCTCAAAAGTGGCGATTGACAACGACTTCTACAGCACCAACGCAAGCTTGGTCAGACGCAGGTTGGCTCACTACTCAACCAACAACAACTGTAACGAATAAATATCTATGGTCTATTACTCGAACAACTTTCAATTTAGCACCTTTAACGCAAGATGTTATTGAACAAAAAGCAGTTTATGGAAATACGGGAGCTGATGGGGTTGCTGGTAAAGATGGCGTTGGACTAAAAACCACAGTCATTACGTACGCTATTTCAACAAGTGGAACGACAGCTCCTACTACTGGATGGACAAGTTCGGTTCCCAGTCTAGTAAAAGGGCAGTATCTCTGGACGAAAACGGTTTGGACTTACACGGATAATTCAACAGAAACAGGGTACTCAGTAACTTATATTTCTAAAGACGGAAACAACGGTAATGACGGAATTGCTGGTAAAGATGGTGTTGGTATTCTGACTACAACTATTACATATGCAGGCTCAACAAGTGGAACAATAGCACCAACCACTGGCTGGACTTCCACAGTTCCGACAGTTGCAGCAGGTAGTTATCTGTGGACTAAGACTGTTTGGTCTTATACGGATAATACCAGTGAAACAGGGTATTCAGTTGCGATGATGGGAGTAAAAGGCGATAAGGGTGACAAGGGAGACCAAGGTATTCAAGGTTTGCAAGGTACTGATGGAAGTCAAGGGGTTCCTGGACCTAAAGGTGCTGACGGAAAAACGCAATATGCACATATTGCATACGCAAATAGTGCCGATGGTGTAACCAATTTTTCAACTTCTGATTCTAATCGTACCTATATCGGGATGTATGTTGATTTTAATGTCAATGATTCAATAACTCCGGGTGATTACTCATGGACGCTTGTTAAAGGGGCGGATGGAACGCAAGGGACACCGGGTAAAGCTGGGGTTGACGGTAAGACACCATATTTCCACACAGCATGGTCTTACAGCGCAGACGGAACTGACGGTTTCACGACTATTTATCCGAATTTGAATCTTGAACAACACACTGGAATGTTGGTTGATGAAAACAATAAACTTTTGTGGGGTGGAAAAGGTTCTGCAACTGCTACTATGACCTACGAAGCGGTAACTATACCTGGTAATAGCAACATTGTTAACGGTGTACATGTTACTCAAACAACATCTGGACAAGCTGGTTGGAGAAGTCCGTCATATTCAGTTAGTCCTTATACAGAAGTTGGAACTAATACTCAAGTTTCTAGGTCAGTATATATCAAAAATAACGCTTCAACAAGCTTAGGTATAACTTTGACTATTGGTTATTCAGAAAATGCCAATGGCTCATCTGCTGGATACAGCAATACTGTTTTAACTATTCCAGCAAGTTTAGGTTTTAGTTTATATAAAGATACATTTCACTTGCCTTCAACAGCAAAGTATATTTGGTTTTATGTTTATACGCAGAATCCTACAACAACTGCTGACTTTACGTTTGCTGGATATAAAGCTGAATGGGGTGGAGTTAATACACCATACATGCTTTCATCCAGCGAAGTTACAACTGCTGATTGGCCTAGCTACATTGGTCAGTACACAGACTTTACGCAAGCTGACAGCACTAATCCATCGGACTACACTTGGAGTCTGATACGAGGGAATGATGGGAAAGATGGAGCAAATGGTAATCCAGGTAAAATTGTTTCTGATACTGAGCCAACCACACGCTTTAAAGGACTGACTTGGAAATATTCAGGGACCGCAGACCTTACAGCGAGTGATGGAACGGTCATTAAACAAAATACTGAGTACTACTATAATGGCACTCACTGGATGATTAACTATTTAAGTGCGAATAATATTGAAGCTAACTCAATAACTGCTGACTTAATTGATGCCAAAAATTTAACAATTACTGATGGTGAATTTGTCAGCACCATAACCGATGGAACGGTTCAGATACAGACAGAAATCAAAGATGATCATCTTATGATTTATAAAATGGACACTTCGCAGAGTGATATAACTACTATTGAACTTAAATCAGATTCCGGTTTGGAAATGACATATCAGAACTCTGATACAGGTCAATATACAAATTCCATCATTAATCTTCAAGGTATATTTATACAAGACAATATACTAAATAACAGAGTAGGGCTTTCTCCGGGAGGCGTAAACTTCAAACGAAATGGAGTTGGGGAAGGAAGTATCTCGTTTGGCCAGACAACATCTGGTTCTTATGGTTTTACTCTTACAGGAGATTTGACCGTTGCAGGGAATATCAAGAGTTTGAAAGATACCGACTGGATTGACATCCCACCAGCTTCTGGATGGGGTGGCATAATGCGCTACATGATAGCAGAAGGGAAATTTTATTTAAGATTAACTGGGGTAACTAACCCTGCAGTACCGGCTGCGACCGCTAGAACAATGTGCACTATCCCAACGACTGCGGTGCCACTCGGAGGAATTCGTGGTATACCGATAATGTCTTATGGACAGCCTATTGCTGAACTTGTAATCAATGCTAATGGTACGGTGCAGTTCTATCCAAATGCTGCTGTAGGGACTGGGCAAAGTCTTCATGTCTTTGTTCAAGGGATTCCACTGACGTAAAAGAAAGGAAATTTAATATGACAATTGTTCAAGGAACAGCTCAACAAATTCAAGCCTCTACGGTTATTGAGACCCTTGATTGTTCACAAATCTCAGCCTCAATTCAGGATAGTGGAGCGGTAAGTTTACAGCTCACAGTTAATAATCCAGATGTTTTTCATTCAAGTGATGAGGGTAAAGCAGATGTTTTGAAAATCGTGACAGAGATTTTGGATAAAGCGAAAGCACTTGAAGCTTTATATGCCAAGTCTGGCGGTGCAACAGAAGAAGAGTAGAAAGCAGGGGTTATGCACGAATTTTTGGGGATTTACCACCATTTTTATGCTTTGGATTTTGTTCATCATTGGACATTTGCCTTACTTGTTTTTGTGGTATTTGTGGACATTGTGCTTGGTCTATTGAAAGCTTGGGCAACAGATACTTTTAAATCGAGCATCGCACGTAAGGGAATCGTTTCTCATGGAACGCTACTCTTCATCGTTTTAGTAGTTTACCCGTGGATTTCAGAACTTGGCTTTAGCCTACTGGCTGATGCGGTTTTACTCTTTTTATGCCTTTCATATATTGCCTCAATCGCAGGCAATCTTGAAAAACTTGGTGTTCCAATACCAACTTATATTAAGAATAAATTGGCAGAAGAAATTAAATCAAAAGATGATTCTATCACAGAATTATTTGAACAACAAAAGGAGAAAGAACATGAATAATAAAACTTACGATGCAATCAAATGGATTGTTGTTACTGTATTACCAGCGGCTAGTGTTTTTGTGGCAGCCTTGGGCCATATTTACAATTGGGGGAATACTGATGCAATTGTGGCAACCTTAAATGCAATTGCAGTGTTCTTGGGTGCTACAATGCATATCAGTTCAGCATCTTATAATAAAAAAGAAGGTGAATAAATGGGACTTAAATTTGTTGACGTTGCTTCACACCAAGGGAGCTATATTGTCGGTTCTAGTAAGGAAGACGGCATTATTATTAAGGCAACGCAGGGGACAGGATATTTAAACCCCTATTTGGATTACGTTGCACAACAAGCAATTTCTAAAGGGATTCCATGGGGAATCTATCATTATGCTGCTGGCGGTGATGCAAATGCAGAAGCAGACTACTTTATCAAAGCAGTTCAAGGATATTTAAACGGTAGCAATCCCCCTAACTTAATCCTTGACTGGGAAGAATACCAAAACTCAGCTTATCAAAATGGGGGTTGGGCCGAAACATTCCTCAAGCGTTTGAAAGACAAAACTGGTATTCAAGGCGGAATTTACGGCAATTCAGATGACTTATCACAAATGACTCAATGGGTTGTTGATAATGCTTGGGTATGGTTTGCGGGATATCCGTACGCTGCTGGCACAACTTCAATGATTCAAGATTGGTCCTATCCCGACTTCCCTTACTCATCAGGAAAATTCAAAACAATCACTGGTTGGCAGTTTAGCTCTCAACCTCTTGATAAATCAGTATTCTATCTTGATACTGAAGGATGGACTAAACTATCTGGTTCAGATAATGCAAATCAAAATAATAAAAATAAAACAGAAGATAAAGGAGAAATTACAATGTTTTTAATCAGAGGACTAGACGCAAACCGCAAACCACAACACTGGTTCATTTCTAACGGATTGGATGTAAACCATGTTAACACTACTCGCATGCTCGCGGAGTACCAAAATAAAGGTGCTAGAATGAATCTACCAACTTCGACCATGTACATGACGGAAATTGAAGATGAGTTCCATGTTAAAATTGATGCAAAAACAGGAGCTGTAACTAAAAAATAGATAAAATCAACCCCGACTTCGGTCAGGGCTTTTTGTTATGGTAAATCATAAATTAAGGTATAATATATTAAGAAAATTTAGTAAGGGAATATATTATGAGAAAAATTTACTTTCTTTGTACTGGGAACTCTTGCCGCTCACAAATTGCGGAAGGATATGGGCATAAATTATTAAAAGATTGGGAAGTTAAATCTGCAGGTATAGAAACTCATGGATTAAATCCAAGAGCTGTACAAGTTATGGCAGAAGAAGATATTGATATTTCTCAACAGAAATCTGAACTTATTGATATAGATTACTTTAATAGTTGTGATTTAATTATTACTCTATGTGGAGATGCATTAGATAAATGTCCAATGATTCCTAAAGGAGTAAACCACGAACATTGGGATTTACAAGATCCAGCTCGAGCAAAAGGAACAAATGAAGAAATTTTAGAAGAGTTTAGAAAAACTAGAGATTTAATAAAAGAGCGAGTTGAAAAATTAACAAAAGTGTAAAATCAACCCACTTCGGCAGGATTTTCTTATTGTGTCTATTTCAAAAATCATACTTTAGTACGATTTTATAATTGCCCTAACTGTTATATAATATATTCGAGATTATTATCATACACGGAATAGGATGAGATTTATGAAAAATTTGAAAAAGAAGGCAGTAATAGGTGTTGTTTTAGGGATCTTTATAGGATTATCGTACGGCTATATCATTCATAATATGGCTCTTGGTATTTGTATCGGGTTAAGCTTCAGTGCAATAAGTTACTTTAGGTATAGAAAATAAATTAACCCCGCTTCGGCGGGTGTTTTTTGTTACATATATATTAAAAAAGCTATAATTCATAAATTCCAGTTTTTTTGATAAAAATTTATGGTATAATAAACAAGTTTGTCTAATAACTTGACATTTCACTTACTTTCAAGTACAGTATAAGTGTAAATGAAATAAACATTTTTTGATTTCAGTAAATCTAAGGAGGTATGATCATGGCATATTCTATTTTTGAGATAGCTGACTGGTTTTTAGCTAAAGAATCTATGACACCAAAAAAACTCCAAAAACTGGCATATTATGCAGAATCATGGAGCCGAGCATTGTTAGACCGTTCGATTGTTCAAGATACTGAGTTTGAAGCATGGGCTCACGGACCTGTTTCTCCAGAATTATACGATAAATATCGTGATTATGGGTGGAACGATATTCCTAAAAATAATAAATTTGTCGATATAAGTGATGAAAAAGATCTAGATTTATTAGAGTCTGTCTGGCTAACTTATGGAGAAATGTCAGCGAATGCTCTAGAAGCTCAAACGCATGTGGAAACACCTTGGAAAAATGCTCGATTCAGAGGTCAAGCTGACGAAGGGGATTTTTGTAAAGAAAAAATATCTAAAGAAGATATGGCTAATTTTTATAAAAGTATATATGCTGGTGACTAATGCCAGTAATATTAGCTAATAATGTTGCACCTAAAAGCGCAGGGACAAAATTAGATAAGAATCAATTAAAATTTAAGATTGCTTTAACAGGTAACTTATTTAATAATTATGGATTTAAAGATTTAAAACCTGAAGCTATTAGAGCATTTCATAAATTTATTGATGAAACTGTCGGTAAAAAACTAACCATAACAAATGCAGAGAGTAAATTATTAAGAACAAAAGGTAAACCAAGTTTTAAAGAACTAGTAAATGGGAAAAAACGGGATATAGTACATTTTGGGCAAGGTAATACTCCATTTAGAGTATTTGGCTATTATAACGATGATGGCTATTTTGTTATTTGTCGTATTGATCCAAGCCATAAATTCCATAAAACATAATTATTCTTGCCCTCCGGGGCGTTTTTCTTTTGCCGTTATTATGATATAATTTTCGTAAAGAGAGGAACAGCTTATGAAAAAAGGTAGCGATGGATTAGGAATCGAAACAGGTTTGTGCTTAGGAGTGGCATTTGGGATTATTTTTCATAACTTAGCTATGGGTATTGGTATCGGATTGTTATTTGGTCTTGCTTTTGATTACAGGAAAAAGAAATAATACTGGCTCTAGGACGTTTTTCTTTGATATCGTATATAAGTTTAGTATAATAAGTTTCTAACACTGATACCCCTTAATTGGGGGTCTTTTTTTGTTAACAAATGTTACTTCGTCATTTTATTGTTGTTGTTATAATGATGGAATCATGAATGCTATTCCAATTACAAATACAAATAGCTAAGTGTTTATGAAGAGATAATGCGCCCTTTTCCAAAGTGAGGGCGTTTTTCTTTACAACGGAAACGGAAAGTTATATAATTTTTATATTCCAAAAATACTTTTTTCATAAATACTCCTAAGCGTCCCTCTCCTAACTGGGACGCTTTTTTATTGACAAAGAATAATGATAGCGCTATAATAAATCATCCTGATATTTTATTCCTAGAGTTTTCTTCATCCATGAGAAGCTCGTTATAAAATTTTTCTTAAATGCCTCCTCCCCCTTATGAGGCATTTTTTTATATAAAAAAGCACTAGCATTAAGCCAGTGCCGAAAAGTGATTAGAGCAAGGTATGAATAATATAGTATAAAACTAGATTAACTTGCACTAACTATTATAATATTAACAATTTTATGAACAATTGTCAATGATATTATGCTATAATATATTCGGGATGATTGTGGGATTTCATCCTATTTCTAGAGTTAAGCTGCTCTTCGGAGTGGCTTTTTTATTTTGCTATTGTATTTAAATTTTAAAGTGTTATACTAAGCCTATAGAGAGTTACTCATCTCTCTTAGGCATATTCCGTCCTCCTGTCATATTGGGCGGTTTTTTATATCAGTTTGACTTTATCTAAGTATAGTGCTACACTTGCGCTAGGGAGTCAGTAACTCCCAGCTTATTTCAGTCACCCTCCCACATTTGGGGTGGCTTTTTGTTTATCATTGTAATAATTGATTAAAGTGATATACTTAACTTAAGGTTGGTACAACGAAAGCACCGCCTGTCATCTTTAACTGCTCAATTGTGAGCGGCTTTTTATTTTTCAATTAATAGTGAGTTTGACTTTAACTAACCTTAGTGTTATACTTGCTGGACGGAAAGATTAGTTGCTTTCCTTACAGTTCATAAAACCCATGTCGTAATGATGTGGGTTTTATTAATAAATAGGCAGTTTGACATTGAGTATAATTAGTGTTACTATGAGAAAGTAGATTTTGTCATGAGTAAAATGTTTTATAGATTCACTTTTCGCAAAATGAGATTTACAATTTTGTCGAAAGGAAATAAATATTATGGCAAATGGAACAGTAAAATGGTTTAACGCAGATAAAGGATTTGGCTTTATCACTTCAGAAGAAGGCAAAGATTTGTTCGCTCACTTCTCAGCAATCCAATCTGATGGATTCAAATCACTTGATGAAGGTCAAAAAGTTGAATTTGATGTTGAAGAAGGTCAACGTGGACTTCAAGCAGTCAATATCACAAAAGCATAA